CAATTATTGGTGGTGCGTTTCCTTTATTATTTGGACAAACAGGTGCAGCAGCAGTTGGTGGTGCTGCTGGTGGTGCTTTAGGTGGAATAATAGGAGGTCAGTTTGGATTTGCTTTATCTATTGCAGGTACAGCTATTGGGCAATTTATAGATGAAACAGATAAATTAAATTCAGCGATTAGCAGTTTAGATTTTGCCTTTAAAAGTGCTGGAGATTCATCAGGATTTACAAGAGATAAACTTGGTGAACTAAAAACTACTTTAGGTTTAACAAAAGATGAAGCCCTTGCTGTAGCAGGAGCTTTTACTAGATTTGGAGAGGCAGGAGCTAGTGCTGCGTTTCTTTTTGGTAAAAATCCTAATACTATGAAAAATTTAGCTGCGGTGGTAAATACTAAATCAGCTTTAGCAGCGATCTTAGATACCAGTAATAACTTAACTATTCAACAACAAATTCAATTATTACAACAAGGAAAAATATCAAGTTTTGCAGAGTTTCAAGCAAAAGTAAACGAAACAATAATTGAGCAAAATTTCAAAAGAATGATGCAAGAAGCTGAACAGATAAAAAATACAGACAGATTAAAGAAAATATTTTCAGAGTTAGCTAGACTTGGTTACTTTATTTCAACATTAGGTCAGTTTGATCTAAAAGAAATGTTCCCTGACCTATTTATATCAGCATCAGATAAAGCAGCAGATCGTGTAGCAAAACTTAGAGAAGAACTTGCAAAATTCAAAACTGATTTACCTGTTTTACAAGATTTAATGAAAGACTTTAATCTTGAGATGGAAGGAATGAGCTACAGTATTCCTAATGCAATGGATCAGGTTTCAGCAGAACTTAGAAAATTAACGAGCGTAGGTTATGCGGTTACAACTACAGCAGAGACTATTGGAAATGCCTTTGGAGAATCATTTAAAGGAATAGTCAATGGTTCGATGACAGCCAAAGATGCTTTAAGAAATTTATTCCAAAGTACAGCAAATCATTTCTTAGATATGGCTGCACAGATGATTGCAAAACAAATACAAATGAAATTATTAGGTATTGGACTAAGCTTTATTGGTGGTGGAGCTGGAAGTGGTGGAGGAGATGTTTTTGCAGGATTTGATCGAGGAGCAGCAGGTGGAGTTACGGTTGAAGATTTCATGGCAAAAGGTGGGTCTGTAAAAGGTGGTAGTAGTTATGTTGTCGGAGAACGTGGACCAGAATTATTTACTCCTGGTATTTCTGGAACGATTACACCAAATCATGCTATGGGAGGTTCAACAAATATAGTAGTAAATGTAGATGCTTCTGGTTCTTCTGTCGAAGGAGATGAACAAAGAGGTAGAGAACTTGGTGCTCTTATCTCGGCTGCTATACAATCAGAATTAATAAATGAAAAACGACCTGGAGGTTTACTTGCATAATGGCTAACTTTGATACCGAGGTAAACATAAAACCTACTTACGGTGTACGAAAAAACTCTTCCCCAAAAGTTCGTACTGTAGTCTTTGCCGATGGATTTGAACACAGATTAAATTTTGGGCTAACCCAACATAAAAATCCTAAAGTCTATAATCTTACTTTTGAGGTCTCAGAAACTCAAGCAGATGTAATAGAAAATTTTTTTGATGACCGTGCAAATGCAGCAGGTAAAGCAAATGATAGTGATAGCTTTGATTTTACCCCTCCAGGTGAGTCAACTTCATCAAAATTTGTATGTCAATCTTGGAACAAATCAATGCCTTATGTTAATAGAGCAAGAATACAGGCAACATTTAGAGAAGTTTTTGAACCATGACCACACCTAAAAAAGAATATATAAGTGAACTACAAAATATAACGCCTAGTTCTATTATTGAATTATTTGAGTTGAAATTAGATCAAGATTTACATGGTCTAAATGAAACACGCTATTTTCATAGTGGCTCAAGCCTTAACTTTAACGGTGAAATAAAATGGAACGGTAATTTTTATCAACGATTTCCAATACAAGCTGAAGGGTTTGAATTTAAAGGAGGTAAGCTACCACGACCCACATTAACTATTAGTAATGCAACAGGAGTTATAAGTTCTTTGCTTCTTAGAATAAACAATCCAACATTTGGTGGTACTGTCGGTAATGACTTGATAGGTGCAATTTTTACAAGAATAAGAACAAATGCAAAATTCTTACCTCACGAAAATTTTGTTGGCGATAATCCATTTGGTACTCCTGATGAAACTGTAGAAGATGCAAAACAAATATTTACTATTGCAAGAAAGTCAACAGAGAATAGAGAGATTGTACAGTTTGAATTAGCTGCTGCATTAGACATGGCAAATGTAAGATGCCCTAATAGAATAATTACTAGAAGAGAGTTTCCTTCTATTGGCACGTTTGTATGAACACTTGGAAAGAGTCTGCTTTTATACACGCAAAAGAACAAGATCCTAAAGAGTCTTGTGGTTTACTATTAAATATCAAAGGCAAACAAATTTACCACCCCTGTCGTAATCTCTCGATGACACAACATCAATGTTTTATTATTGATCCAGAAGATTATGTAAAGGCAGATGATAGAGGTGAGATTATTGCAGTAATACATAGTCACCCAATAACTCCACCAAGTCCTAGTCAAGCGGACAGAGTTAGTTGTGAACACAGTAATTTACCGTGGCATATTGTTAACCCAAGAACAGAGCAATGGGGTTACTGCGAACCAAACGGTTACAAGCCTCCTTTACTTGGTAGGCAGTGGGTTTGGGGTATTACAGACTGTTGGTCATTGGTAAGAGATTGGTATAAAGAAGAAAAAAATATTGAATTACGAGATTGGAAAAGACCTACAACTTTTGAAGATTTCAATGAAGATCCTATGTTTGAAAGATGTGCTGAAGAAACTGGTTTTAAAAAGTTAGATTCAGACGAGCATTTAATAAATGGCGATCTTTTATTTATGAATATTTTTGGCAAAGGGTTAAATCACGTTGCTCTTTTCACAAAAGGGGAGGTTTTACACCATTTAACCGATAGACTATCTTGTAGAGAGCCTTATTCTGCTTGGCTACAAAAATGTACTGGAGCAAAGTATCGTTATGTTAACTAAGTTAAGACTTTACGGAGATTTAGCAAAGTTTATTGGTCATAAAGAGTTTGATATTCATGCTAATACTATTGGAAGAGCAGTAAGTTTTCTAATTCATAATTTTCCGCAAGCAGAAGCATATATTAATAAAAGAGATTACACAGTATTAGTAAACAATACCGAAATTGATGAGACCGAATTACATGATTTAACTGGCACACAAGAAATTAAATTTGTGCCTGTTATCAGTGGTTCGGGAAGCGTTACAAAAATTATAAGTGGTGTTGCTTTAGTTGGTCTTGCTGTTGCCACTGGAGGTGTAAGTTTAAGTGCTACTGGTATTTCATTTAGTGCAGGTACTCTCGGAACTATAGGTATAGGTAAGTATGCGGTAGCAGGTTTAACATACCTAGGTGCAAGTTTAGCTTTACAAGGTGTAAGTGAATTGCTTTATCCACTACCTGAAGCACCTGATTTAGAAGGCGATCCAAGGGTTTCGTTTAGTTTTAGTGGACTTCAAAATACTTCTAGGGCTGGAACTCCAATCCCAATTTGTTATGGTGAGATTTTAACTGGCTCAGTGGTTATCAGTGGAGACATTACAACAGATGAGGTAGAGAAGTGAGTAGTTCTAAAGACAACCTAAACTCTAGGCAATTCTTTAAGATTTTAGATTTAATTTCAGAAGGAGAAATAGAAGGTTTTGCAACCGCCTCAAAAGAAGGAAGAACTCAAGGTACTGATGCCTATTTAAACGCTGCGAGAAAAGATATTTTTTTAAATAACACAGCAATTTTACAATCAGAAGCAGATTCAACTAACCCTAGTTCTAGTGATTTTAATTTCAAAGATATAGAAGAGTTTGGACCATCACTTGAAATTAAGTTTGGCACGGCAAATCAGACTAAAGCGAAAGGAATACAATCAACTGGAAATCCTGTACGAATTGATACTACTGTAACTAAGGCAACACCAGTTAATCTCGATGTTTCTGACTCTACACAAGAACAAATAAGAATTACATTAGATTTCCAAGCACTACAACGAATTAATAGCAAAGGTGATTTTAAAGGAATGACAGTGGAGTTAGAAATTAATATTAGATATAACGGTCAAAGTGAGTTTACTAATGTAATAAAGGATAAAGTGAAGGGAAGAAGTGCTGACTTATACCAAAGAAGTTATCTTGTAAATTTCGAGGGTCCAGATACAGAAAATGTAGCAAACAATTTTCCTTTAACTGTGCAAGTTAAAAGACTAACAAGTGACACTACAAATCCTAAAAAACAAAATGCTTTTAAATGGTCATCATACGTTTTATTAACAAGTAAAAATCTTACTTACCCAAATAGTGCTTATACTGCTTTAAAAATAGATTCAAAACAATTTAATTCTGTTCCTCAACGTACTTTTCGTATAAGAGGAATAAAAATAAGAATCCCAGGTGCTGGTGCTAACAACTCTGGAACTCCAACTGTTGATAATGCTACTGGTCGTATTGTCTATCCAGATAATTACATTTTTAACGGAACTATGAGTACGACTCGTGTTTGGTGTTCATGCCCCGCCATGATATTGCTCGATTTAATGACTAATATACGATATGGATTTGGAACGCATATCGCACCAGATCAATCAACAGATACAAAATTATACGAAAATATTGATTTATTTTCTTACTTCGATGCAAGTAAATTTTCAAATGAATTAGTTGAAATTGGTAGAGA